AGGCTATGTGGCATGGAGGCGCAGGGCAGAATCGGGAGAGATGAAGGACTGTGCAGCCCTCAAGACGCTACTGCACCGGATCGCTGACGAACTGCCCCGCCAGCTCGGCGCACGGAACTTCATGTGAACTGCATAACCTGTTCCAACTGGACCCCTAAGCAAGGCGACGCCAGGCTAGCCAAGCTCGGCTTTGCCCCATGCAAGGTGAAAAGCGCTGGGAAGTGGCAGACCTTTGGGGCTACGCATGAGAGAGACTGCGCTCACCACAGGAAATCGCCTGAGCAAGTTACAGAACGGAGGATGACATGGCTTCAAAGCTTGACGACCTGATGGCAATCGCTGAGGACTACGCAAGGCTGTATGACGATGACCGCATGTCTGAGGCCGAGCTTTCGCTTCGTGGCGCTGTGCGAGAGGCGCTGCGTGACGCCCTAAAGGCTTCGGTGGAGGACGCGGAGCGGTGGACTCTGTTCACAAAAACAGCAAGCCTAGTCTTTGATTGTTCGCCGCACTGGAATGCCGTCATGCGCTTCCCATTGTTTAACCATGACGATCAGACCATCACTGCGCTAGTTGACCGTTGGGCGAAGGTCTACGAAGAAACAAAGCGCGACGCCGCAAGGAAGCCCTAGATGCGCAGAGCCGCTAGGGTGGACGATAACCAGGCCGAGATAGTCGAGGCGCTTAAATCGGCCGGGGCCAGCGTAACAAGTCTAGCGGCTGTTGGCTCAGGGGTTCCCGACCTCCTCGTAGGATATGCCGGTATGTGGCTACTCTTTGAGGTAAAGGACGGCACAAAAAGCCCCTCTAGGCGTAGACTCACACCAGATCAAGAAGAGTGGATCAAGGCATCGCGCGGTGGACCTGTATGGCTCATCACCAGCATCCCCGAGGCGCTTGATGCGCTGGAGCAGAGCAAGTGAACCAGTTTTCGCCAATGCCCACCCGAGACATTCAGGTGACTCCCCAGGAATCCGAGCAGGTGTCCTCCCGCCTGTGTGCGGACTAGGGAGTCGGCGAGTTTTTTTTCCGGGAGCCATTTAGCGCATAATCACCACATCGACTTGCGGCGCTTCCCGCATGAGTTGGTGAGTACACACTAACATGGTAGATCAGGACGAGAACGGCACAGTGCCGAAAAGTGACAACCTCAAGGGAGGTAGTCGCAAAGGAATACCCAACAAGGCCACTAGCGAGGCGCGCAAGGCGATTGCGGACTTTGTTGAGGGGAACGCACACAAACTAACCGCGTGGCTCACAGCGGTCGCAGAAGGCGATGCAGAGCACGACCTGAAGCCAAACCCTGCGAAGGCGTTTGAGCTATTTCAGAGCGTCATTGAGTACCACATCCCCAAACTGGCACGCACTGAGTTGACCGGCAAGGATGGCGAGGCGCTGCGAATCGTCGCCACGACTCAAGACGAGGCTTTATGAACGCCAAGCCGCTTATCCGTCGCAAGCGCGGAACAAAGAAACAATGGGAGTGCTATCTCCGGGGGCAATTCCTAAATCCTGATGATTGGGTGTTTCTTGCCTGTGGACAGGGTAAGACGCCTAAAGCCGCATATGACGAATGGGCGAGCCAATTGGCAAGCAACCTAGTCGAACTTGGCCGGCAGCAGTCGGATAGGGAGCAAATGGAGAAATGGCAGGCTGCTTGGGCGATTGAGCGGAAGAAGGCGAGTCTTGAACTATTCGGCCGAGACGACTTGCATTGAAGCTCACCGCAAAGCAGCAGGAAGCCCAAGCAATCATCGCTGGGCCTGCAACGCACATCCTCCTGATTGGAGGAAGCCGTAGCGGTAAGACCTTCTTGCTCATCCGAAACATCGTGTTCAGGGCGCTCAAAGCCCCAAAGAGCAGACACGCTGTGTTCCGGTTCAGGTTCAACGCCTGCAAATCGTCAGTGGTTCAGGACACATTCCCCAAGGTGATGCAGGTAGCCTTTCCTGGCGTCAAGTTCAACCTGAGCAAAACCGACTGGTACGCCGAGTTTGAGAACGGGAGCCAAATCTGGTTCGGTGGTCTGGATGACAAGGAACGGGCTGAGAAGATCCTCGGCATGGAGTTCGTCACCATCTACCTGAACGAGGCCAGCCAGATCCCCCAAGCTAGCCGGGACATGGCGGTAACGCGCCTTGCACAGCACGTCATGCAGGAGATTGAGGGCAGGGAGCCCGTCCCGCTCAAGCCTCGCATGTACTATGACTGCAACCCGCCGAGCAAAGCTCACTGGACGTACAAGCTTTTCGTGCTAAAGCAAGACCCAGATACCCGACAGTCATTGTCAAAGCCTGACGAATACGCCTATTTCCGTATCAACCCTCAAGACAATGCCGAAAACGTCAGCGCCGGATACCTCGAAACCCTCCAGCAACTTGGCGCAAGACTCCGTAAGCGATTCCTTGACGGTGAGTTCGCAGACGCTACCCCTAACGCCCTGTTCTCTGATGAGTCAATCGAGACATGGCGAGTCATGGACGGCCGAGTGCCAGACTTCGTGCGGGTTGTCGTCGCAGTCGATCCCAGCGGATCGGGAGACGTGGAGAACGCGGACAACGATGCTATCGGAATCGCTGTTGCCGCACTCGGTACTGATGGAAACGCTTACTTGCTCGAAGACGCAACCGTCAAAGCTGGACCAGCAACATGGGGGAAGATCGCAGCCGACGCCTATGACCGACATCAGGCAGACTGCATCGTCGGTGAAGTCAACTACGGCGGCGCTATGGTCGAGCACACCATACAGACCGCCAGGCGAGACGCAGGACAGCGCAGAATCCCCTACAAGTCAGTGACAGCCACCCGAGGCAAGGCAGTGCGGGCTGAGCCGATCAGCGCACTGTATGAGCAGGGGAAGGTGCGCCATGTCGGGTATTTCAGAGACTTAGAGGACGAACTTGTAGCCTTCTCGACTGTTGGCTATCTCGGAGACAGATCGCCAAACCGAGCCGATGCACTGATTTGGGCATTGACCGAGCTATTCCCCGGAATCGTCACGCCTCGCAAAGAGAAGAAAGAGGCCAAACCATATCAACCCCCACAGAGCTGGATGGCGGCATGACAAAACACCTGATTACGCTTGAGTTGATTGTTAAAGAGGCGCTTCGGATCATTGGGCGCGGCAGAATCGGGGCGGTTTCTATGTATGACATATACACAGACAGACTCATGGTGCGCCTAAACTATGGCGAGCGCACGGACAGCCTGCAGATACCGTGTAACGATCTACTCCTGTCACTGAATGCGTTCAAGGACAAGTGGCTAACCAATTTGCCCGATAAAGCAGCGTTTGAAACGCCTACGGAGAAGTTCCTACAGCTCACGGCAGGGGCCGATTCCGCATATGTTGGAGAGCTGCACTAGTTGTGATAAAGTGAGTGCGCACTATTGGCGCGCACATGGCAAAGCAAGACACGCTGCAACAGGCACGAGAAGAATACGCCGACGCACAAGAAGCAGTCCGGGAGCAGCACGAGCGGTTCCGTGCCGACCTTCGCTTCTCCAATCCTGCCGAGCCTGAGCAATGGGACGACTACGCTAAGGTGGCCCGCAAGGGGCGCCCGATGCTCACTCTGGACCGTACTAATCAGTACCTCGCCCAGATAGTCAACGACTCCCGCCAGAACAAACCAAGCATCCAGACCCTGCCGGCCGACTCTCGGGCCGATGTCGAGGTGGCGAAGCGCCTGAACGGCATCATTCGACACATTGAGTACACATCCCGCGCCGCCATTGCCTATGACACGGCCATTGAGCTATCCGCCCGGGTAGGACAGGGCTGGCTCCGGGTTCTCCCCAAGGTCGTCCGTTCCGAGACGAACGAGCAGGAAATCACCATCGCACGGGTTCACGACCCGATGAGCATCTGCCTTGATCCTAATTCGGTAGAGCCTGACGGGTGCGATGCGATGTTCGGGTTTGCTGAGTCAACCCTAACTGACAAGGCCTTCTCCCGAATGTATCCCAAGGCCAAGAAGGCCAGTTGGGACAGCGAAGGGTGGTTCGGGGACGACTCAATCCGCATTGCTGAGCAGTTCAGGATCTACGAAGAGAAGCAGAACCGCATCACCATCCGAGGCCCAGAGGGCAATCAGATGTCGGTTAGCGAGGATGATTACTGGAAGATCGCGGCGCAAACTGGTATGAAGCCCGAAGTATTGGGCACGTTCATTGCCAAGACGCGCAAGGTGAAGTGGCGCAAGCTGTCAGGCGTGGAAGTCTTGGAAGAGACGGAATTCCCCAGCCAGTGGGTTCCCCTCATTCCTGTGATTGGCTATGAATTGTGGGTTGATGGTAAGCGCTACCTCTGCGGCATGGTTCGCCGCATGATGGACGGCCAGAGGCTTCACAACTACGAGGCCAGCGCGCAGACAGAAGCCTTGATGGTGCAGCCTAAGGCGCCTTTCTTGGTGTCTACCCGTGCGCTTGAGGGAAACGAGAAGGAATGGCAGTCGCTCAACAGCGGGAATCCCCCTTACCTGCCGTGGAATGACCTGGACACGGACAACCCCAACGCCCCGCCAGTTCAGCCCCCTCAACGCCTATCGCCCCCGTCTTTCCCTGCTGCGTTCAACAACGGCAACACCCGTGGTTCGATGGAGATGGAAGCCTCTGTCGGCATGTCCAAGTCCAACCTTGGGCAACCTTCCAACGCGGTAAGCGGTCGGGCCAAGCTGGCGGATCAGCGCGAGGGAGACACGGCTAACTTCCATTACATCGACAACCTGCGCCGATCAATGGAGCACATGGGCCGAATCATCGTGGACATGATCCCGAAGATTTACGACACCGATCGCCAAGCAAAGATCATGGGGGAGGATGGTGAGCAATCAGCCGTTCAGATCAATCCGAACATGCCTAACCCCGTGGCGAAGCAGGGCGGGAAGATTGTTGCCATCAATCCGGGTGTCGGCGCCTATGACGTGCGCGTCAAGGTCGGGCCGTCCTTCGCGTCGCTTAGAGAAGAAACAGCAGCCAATCTGACCGAACTCAGCCGGGGCAATCCTCAACTTGGAGCGGCCCTCGCCCCGCTGCTGGTGAAGATGAGCGACCTCCCAGAGGCCGACAAGATCAGCCGGGTAGCCATTGCGATGCTCCCGCCTAACGTACAGCAGGTTTACAACGAGGACGACAGCGACTCGGAAATCCCGGCCGGGGTGAAGGCCAAGATGATGGCCGATGCTCAGCAGATCGAGCAAATGTCCGCCGCTATGGATCAGGCGGGACAGGTCATCCAAGACCTACAGGGCCAGGTCAACGAGAAGAACACGCAGGTTCAGGACGAAGCGGCTAAGGCTACGGCTGAAATCAAGGCCGCACAGACTGAACTGAAGGCCCAGGCAGATGCTCTGGCCTCTCAGAAGCGCGAGCTTGACCTACAGAAGCGCAATGCCCAGCTTGAGCTTGACCTGAGTGTCATGCGCGCTCAGGAGAAGTTGCGGGTGGCGGCTGAGCCCCCCGAGATGCCTGAGACGGATAGCGAGGCAGAGGCTCCAGAACCTGAGGACGACAAGGAAGACAAGATGCTTGCAGCGCTCTCCGAGGCTGTGATGAGCATCGCAACTCAGGTTCAGCAGGTTTCAGCCCAGGTTGAGCATATCGGCCAGCAAGTAGAGGGGGCAAAGACCGTCGGAGCTGAGAAGATCAAAGGGCAGGACGGCAAGATGATTGGCGCAAGGATCACACAGGCAGACGGCACAACCCGTGACGTGCTGATTCAATAATGGCTGTCTCGCACGTAAAGTCCAACCCCGTCGCAAACATGACGGGGACCGTCACGGTCTTCAATTCCGCAGGCATAACGACGACTGCGAACGCGACTGATCTGGTCCGTCCTCTGGATTGGAACTCGGTCCATAACCAGTACATGACACTTGCTGGTAACACCGCAGGCGGCTCGACTCTCAGTGGAACGAACATCGTTCTTCAAGGCGGAAATGGGGTAACTCTTTCCGCTACTGACCAGACAATCATCTTCAGCGCTGCGAACCAGTCGGTTCAAACGCAAGGGATGGTCAGCCTTCAGGGCTCGACTGGCGCCATCGTCTTCTCGAACTCGAACGGCATCACGTTCGGTGGTAATGCCTCGACCATCACCGCGAGTCACAACGGCCTCACAACCGCCGCGCAGTCGAACCACTCGCACGGCAACCCGATACTGGCGCTCACGAACCTGTCTGGCACGACTGCTAGCAATTCTGCCGGCCTGACCCTGAGCCTGTCTGCCGCAGCCCCCGGGGCTGGAGGTGGCGTTGGCCTGTCTGCCGGGACTCAATCCGTCTCGACAGGCACGGTGGTGTTCGCAAACTCCAATGGCGTGAGCTTTGGAATGAGCGGATCAAACCAGGTCACGGCGAGCTACACGGTTCCATCAGCCACGGTAACTGTCAATGCAGCATCAAACACCACTCAAAACAGCAGCGGAACTGTCAACCTATCTGCTCTCACCTTCCAGGGCGCAGGCGTTGCATCGGTGGGTCTATCAAACGGATCAGTCGTCATCAGCGTACCCTCTGGTGGGGGTGCCGGTGATGGTGGCAACGTCATCGCCGCAGGCAGCCAGACCGGAACCAGCCTCGGCACGGTCAAGTTCGAAAACAGCAACGGCATCACGTTCGGGATGTCCGGGTCTACTCAGGTTACAGCCTCTCATAACGGGCTCACGACCGCAGCTCAATCTAATCATTCTCACGGCAACCCAACTCTAGCGCTGACGAACCTGTCAGGGACGACCGCTAGCAACTCGGCAGGCTTGACCCTCAGCCTGTCTGCTGCAGCGCCTGGAGGTGCGGCTAGTGCCACGGCATACGCCACTGGCAACACGACCCAGAGTAGCAGCGGCACATTTGCCGTTAGCTCGATGGTTGTTCAGGGAACGGGCGGCGTGTCTGCTGGTGTCTCGAACGGCTCTATCGTCATCAGTGGCCCGACGCTCACGTCTCTGTCGGTCACTGGCGCTCTGTCTGCATCGTCAAACGGCTCAACGATCAGCCTTGGTGTGGGGACGGTTACTGCCTCGATCATCGGGAACACGACCCAGACAAGTACCGGAACGGTCAACCTCAACGGCCTTGTTGTGTCGGGCGCTGGCGGGCTGTCTGCGGGTATCTCAGCAGGCACGCTAATCCTGTCGGGTGCTACGGGTGGTGGCGGCGGTGGCGGTGTCGCGGCGGCGAACAGCCAAACGACTTACACGAGTGGCACATTCAGCCTGATCGAAGCCGGTGGAGCAATCACCATCGCCTCAACCACGGGGCAGCGGTTCAACTTTTCCGTTCCTGCCACGTCTAGTCTGTCCGGTGTTGGGAACATCACCATCACTCCTAATGGCAGCACCATCAGCATCTCGGTCGGGACGGCTGCGCCTAGCCCTATCGTCATGTCCGCAGGGACGACCTCAGGCAGTCTGTCAAATGTTGTGTTTGGCGACTCTAACGGTGTTTCGTTCGGACTTAATGGGTCAACGATCACCGCTAGCCACAATGGCCTGACTACCGCGCGTGCATCGAATGATGCCATTGGGCTGAACACGGCTCTGACGGCTAACGGGGTTGCTTGGACGGTCAATAGCTCTGGGCTGAGCCTGAATGTCCCGGCCTTCTTGACGACTGCCGCCCAAAGCGATCACAGCCACGGAAATCCCACGCTGGCGCTCACGAACCTGAGCGGAACCACGGCCTCGAACTCTGCCGGTCTGACCCTGAGCCTGTCTGCAGCCGCTCCGGGCGGCGGTGGCGGTGCTGGTCTGTCTGCTGGCACTCAGTCGGTGAGCACGGGGACCGTGGTCTTTGCGAACAGCAACGGCATTACGTTCGGGATGTCTGGTTCAAGCCAGATCACCGCATCGCACAATGGCCTGACCCAGCAATCGACGCAGCCGGTCGCAGTCAGTGGTCAAAACGGGTCTTATGCCTTCTCCACGCTGAGTTTCAGCAATGCGAACGGCATCAGCTTCGGAACGTCTGCCGGCTCGGCTGTCACTGCCTCTCACAACGGGTTGACCACTGCGCGGGCCTCTAACGATGCTATCGGCCTGAACTCAGCCTTCACCGCTGGTCCGCTGGCGATGACGATCAACAGCAGCGGGCTGAGCCTGAACGCTGTTAGTGCTGCGGGCACTTCTACCGGCTTCGGTGGCAACCTGCTCAGCGCGTCCATGACGCACAACACGGCAGGCTTGAATCTGTCCATGAACCACCCTGCGTGGCTCACCACGGCTGCAGCTTCAAACCACAGCCACGGAAACCCGACCCTAGCACTGACTAACCTAAGCGGGACCACGGCATCCAATAGCGCCGGTCTGACGCTGAGCCTGTCTGCGGCTGCGGGTGGTGGCGTGAACCCTGCTGCTAGCGCATCGAATGGATCGTTTGCATTCACAACGCTGAACTTCAGCAACGCCAACAACGTCACGTTCGGCACGTCTGTTGGCGGGATCATCACGGCATCTGTCGCGGCGCCTGGTGCGGCTGCTGAGGCAAACGCCATCAACCTGCTCGGGGCGAACACCGCAGGCAACACCACTGCGACGGGATCGACCATCGGCTGGTCGGGTGTAAACCTGACGCTGAGCGGCACGAACGCGTCTCAGGTGGTCATCAGCGCACCGGCTACCTCATCCATTGTCGGAGTTTCTGGAATCGGAATAAGCACGGCAGGCAGCACGATTTCTATCTATCAGAACGTGGCTCAGCAGAGCTTCTTTATGGCGATGCCTGCCAACGCATCGACGTTCGCTTCTCAAGTCGGCAATGGAACAGTTGCGGTTTACCCTGTCGTGCGAGAAGGCGCGTTTAGCGCATCCCGTGCCGATATCTGGGCAAGCGTGTCTGTATCGTCAAGCTCAAACAGCAGCCATGCGGGGGTCTTGTCGGTCTACGCGGGTATCTACACCCGCAACGGGTCAACCCTCTCCCTCGCTTCCAGTGGGTCGCAGAGCTATCAATGGTCCAACACCAGCAATAACAGCCTTGGCTCGATTGCTTCCCTGCGTCAATTCTCCATTCCGATTGATGTGAATTACACGGGTGGCAATGACCTTTGGGTGGCTGTAATGAGCCGATCCAGCACGACCAATGCGAATTGGTTCACCGCCTCCAACATCCTCCAATCATCAGGAGGACATAGCGGTCAAGTTATCGGCCTGATCGGTGACGCGAGCAATGCAACTCGCGGCCCGCTTGGATTCGGTCGGTTCTCGGCCTCCAGCACTGCTCTGCCCTCGTCTATGGGGTTCTCGCAAATCACTGGCGGTCAGGGCGGAACCGCATCTGCTAGCCGGTTGATGCCTAACGTGTTCTTCCAGAACTTCACTGCGTAATGGCTTACTACCTTCCGTGGCTGAGCAATGCGTCCGGAGCTGGAGACTCAAGAACATGGGAACAGGTCACAGGAAACGAGGGGTACCGTGTCATATGGGATTCATCCACTCACGCAACGGCAGAGGGATCGATTGATGAAATCGAAGCCCTGTACGCTAATTCAGCCGACACCGCCACAGATGTCAACAGCTACACTATCTTAGGCAGTGGCGCGATCTACTGGCGAGTCGCTGTTCTAATCAACGGGTATGCACAAGAATGGTCAGACGAAGCCTCATTTTCTGCCTGACACTACTTTGCAGTAGTGTTTTCGGGCAAACCTGCACGACAACGCTCAATGCGGGCGCGGCCGTTGGCACGTCTATCTCCGGCGCCGCGAATGGGGCTGTAATTTGCCTGAACAACGGGAACTATTCAGGATTCACACTCAACAATGTGAGCAAGTCGCCGCGCGTGACCGTTCGCGCTGTCAACAGCGGCAGCGCAACATTCACCAGTGGACTGAGCATCACTGGTAGCACCAGTGGAATCACGATTGATGGTGTGAACTACAGCGGAATCACCATCACCGGGGCCAGCGCGCAGAACCTCACATTCAAGAACGCCGACGCATCACCGGCCACGGTGGAGATTGATGGCGTCACGACCACGACTCCTAACATCCTGTTCGAGAATCTGACCCACTACGATCAGGACAACACCGGCTTCTGCCACGGCGGAACCGTCAACTGCGTAGGGGCTGGAGGCTACTGGTTCAGCTACTCTGGTCGATCCACTCCTGTTGCTACGATTCGCGGAGCGGATATCAATAGGGGGTGCGCTGACGGCATTCAATCAGGCGTGCCATTCATCCTCGAATACTCGAAGATTCAGAACAAGTTGGTCGGTTCATGCATCAACGACCCGCACACGGATGCAACGCAGCTATTTGGTGGGCCATTCTCAGGCACGATCATTCGCTATAACTACTACTACAACAACGCGCAAGTCGTTGCCGCATATGACGGCGTTGACGGAGTGCTGATTGAGCATAACGTCATGGATCCTGGCACAAGCGAGCCGCGGCCATGCCAGATTGAGCTGTATTCGGATTCAGGGTCGATTGTCAGGAGCAACACAATCATCATTCGCGGCGGCAATGGTTCGATCTGCATCGACAAAAAGCCAGCCGATGACGTGGGCGTCAATACGCAGGCGTCCAACAACATTGCCGCCAGTGTCGAGGCTGCCAACGGTTCGACGTATTCGGTGAACACCAAGAACTTGCTGCCAAGCGGCGGAGGGACCAACATCACCGGCACTGCTACATTCAGCGGTACGTGCTCAGGCGGTGCAGCCAATTGGCGCAACTGCAACTTGACTGGTGGATCTTCAGGCAAGAATGCAGGAACGGACAGCAAGGACGTTGGAACAAGGTTCTACGGTGTCCGTAAACCAACCGGGTTGAATTGACATGACGGAGCCAACATTCCAACAGGCTCTTGGCACCACGGGTAGCGCCACTAGCGCTCTGGCACTGCCGTCGATGTCTACGACGACAGGGAGATTCCTGATCGTTACCGCATCTCACTACACCGTCGGGGTGAGCATTTCAAGCGTCACCGACACTGCTGGGAACACCTACAGTAAGGCGGGTACAACGCAGGGCGGAGATGCGAATCAGGACAATGAGTGCTGGTACACGGCGAGCCCTATCACCGGAAATGCATCGAACGTAGTTTCGATCAACTTCAGCGACACAGCGCAATTCCAACTCGGTTCTGTGTCCGAATGGTCGCACCCAACGGCCACAGGCTTGTCATTTGATGCTGAATCCGCGCATGCCATGTCGAATGGAACAACGCTGGCATCAGGAAGCGTCTCAACGTCGGCTGCAGATGGTCTGCTAATTGGGCAGTGGGTCGCATTCGACGACCCTGAAACGCTGTCCAATGGCACTGGCACTGTTATGTGGCAGCAAAATGCCGGTGGCGTTGATGATGCGGCATCTGCCTATCGCATCGTTGGCGCTGCAGGCAGCTATACCATCGACATCACGAGTGCGAACGACTCAGCCGGCACAGACAACTACTCGACTATTGCTAAGGCGTTCACGTTTACGACTGGTGGCGGCGGAGGGGGAAACAACACTTCGGCATGGATCACAGCATGAAGCCACAGATCATCGTCCCTGACTACGGGAAGCACAACCAAGACCTAGACGCGACGATCAAGCGCGTTACTGAGTCTTCGTCGTGGAAGAAACTCGACACGGTAATGCTGATCCCGAGCGGTGGGCAGGTGCCGGTCAAAGCCGCGCTGTCGTGGCTGAATCTCTACGCTCCGCCTAACAACTCATTCTTCCGGCTCCCCACCGTGGGCGCGGTGAATCTGGAGGTTGGGGAGGCGTTCAGCCAGTCAATCGAGTTCATTCTGAGTCATCCGCAACTCAGTACCTACAAATATGTCCTGACGTGCGAGCACGACAACATTCCACCGCCGGACGGCCTTATAAAGCTGCAGCAGCAGATGGAAGCGCACCCGGAGTTCGACTGCATCGGCGGGCTGTACTTCACCAAGGGCGAGGGTGGAGTGGCTCAGATTTGGGGCGATCCGCGCGACGCTGTGAACAACTTCAGGCCGCAGCCTCCGGTGCCTGGTCAACTGGTCGAATGCTGCGGGACGGGCATGGGATTTAATCTGTGGCGCCTGGATATGTTCCGCGATCCTGACCTTAGAAAGCCGTGGTTCAAGACTCAGACCGATGGCGGCGTGGCGACTCAAGACCTGTATTTCTGGAGCGATGCGCGCAGGCACGGGTATCGCTGCGCGGTGGACTGCTCAATTCAAGTCGGGCACTACGATTTAACCGGCGCCTTCGGCCCGCCCGATATGGTCTGGTAATGGCCCCTTACTACAGGAGAATTGATTGGCTAAAGGTGCAGTTTTACGCGTGGCTGAGCTACCAGTCACAGGTGTTGAGTCTGTGGTCGCAGAACCGTTGCGACTTGATATCGGCTGCGGCAAAACGAAGATGGATGGATGGGAAGGCATCGACTCCATCGACTTCGGGCAAAAGCACGTCCACGACATCCGCAAGGGTATTCCGTGGATTGCTGACAGCTCCGTGTCGGAGGTCCGGTCTTCTCACTTCGTTGAGCATCTCACCGGAACCGAGCGAATCGCGTTCTTCAACGAACTGCACCGAGTGATGAAGCCTGGCGCGACGGCTCAGATCGTCACTCCGAACTGGTCGCACTCCTGCGCCTACGGTGATCCGACGCACCAATGGCCGCCCATGTCGCAGTGGTATCCGCTCTACCTGAACAAGGCATGGCGCGACGCCAACGCCCCTCACGCTGCGTATACCTGCGACTTTGACCACGTTGTCGCCGGTTCGTGGGATCAAGCCATCGAAGGTCGGAACGCAGAGCACAAGCAGTTTGCTATGAACTCCTATACAAATGCGTGGCGAGACCTCATCGTGACGCTGACCCGCAAATGAACTACGAACGCAAGATAGCCAGCAGATCCCACGACAATCACGGATTGTGGGTGGACGTGAATGACGTTGCTGTAGTCGATGGGCGTCAGTTCACTCGAAGCTCTTATGGCTATGGGCCTGATCTTGAGAAGATCACGGCCGAAGCATGCAAGCAAGCGGACGAGTCATATTGGGCGTGCTATGAGGGTACGCCCGGAGTAATCTGTGTTTGTGGCGCGACGGAGTTTTCGCTGTCATACGGCGGATACGAGTGCATTGCTCATTGCAAGTGCGGGCGCAGCCATTCTGTCTATAGCGGCTGAGCATGTCTACCGCATTCCAGACCGATGGCTTCCAATCAGATGCGTGGCAAATACTTGCTGGCACTGGCGAAGCGCCGGTCACTGTCCCAAACGTAGTAGGACAGACACAGGAAGACGGAACTACCACAGTAGAGGCTGAGGGGCTGGTTATTGCCGTTGTGACGGCAGTTTCTAGCCAGCCAGCCGGGACGATCATTGCTCAGAGCCCTCCGGGCGGGACGCTTGTCTTGCCGGGTTCTACTGTCACGCTCACCGTTTCATCAGGCCCAGCCGATGACGTAACGGGCGGGTGGGGAACGTGGCGCGACTATTCGCACCTCCGCAAGAAGCGCAAGCCGGTAGAGGAAGTTCAGGAAGCGCCGGAAACGGTTCCCGAAGCGCCTGCGCAAGAGGCTGCACCTGTCGTCGCGCAGGAAAGCCGCGCCACCATCCTAGCCAAGAAGCGCTCAGAGCAGGTATTGGCAGAACTGAAGGCAATCTATGCCGAACAGGACGCTTTGGCCTTCCAAATCGCGTTTGCCAGGGCTCGAATGGAGATTGAAGACGACGACATGCTCCTATTGCTTGCCATGATGTAAGTTAGCGCGTACTATTCTTGATGTAAGTGCCTACTTGCCGGGGTTTGTCGGCATGTCTCATCACACGATGAACACTGAAACCCAAGTCTCGCCTGAAGCAGAGACTCAAAACCCTGCTCCTGAAGTCATTGAAACGCCGGAAGTGACTACCCCGGAAGCAACTGAAGCCGAAGCGGCTGCGAAGGATGAAGATCCCGAAGCGAAAGCCCTGAAGCGGATGGAGCGAAGGATTGATAGGCGGACAGCGGACTACCACCGAGAGCGAGCGCGCGCAGAGCAGCTTGCAAGTGAGTTGGCAGAGCTGAAGGCCAAGGGATCAGGCGAACAGCCTGAGGCGAAGGTTCAGGACGTTGACAGCCTCGTTGAAGAACGAGTAAGCATCAAGACGTTTGCCGAGAAGGCGAACAGCATTGTCGAAACAGGAAGCAAGAAGCACACGGATTTCGTGGACACGCTGAAAGACCTTGCCGCAGAAGTCGGCGAGTTCGTGCAGCGAAACGGCAAACCAAGCCCGTTCATGGAAGTTGTGCTTGAAGTTTCCGACGATTCGGCCGCGCTGCTCTATCACCTCGGCAAGAACCCGGACATTGCCTCGGAGCTTGCAGACCTGAGCCCGCTAAAGCTGGCGAAGCGCCTGGACCGCATTGAACGCGAGTTGGGCGAAGCGTCAAAACCGAAAACTAGCAACGCTCCTAAGCCTCTAGAGCCTGTCAAAGCGAAGTCCACCGATAGCGGCCTGAGTTCAGACCTGCCTGTTGATGAATGGATGAGACGCCGAGAAAAGGAACTGAGGGAGAAGCGGGGCTACTGAACCCACCGAAAGGGTGAGTCATGGCAACGAATACCTTCAAGACCCTAAACGACGGGGACATCACCCGCGAAGCCCTCCGCATCCTCAAGAACGCGAACGGCACTCTCCGCAAGGTGAACCGCCAGTATGACGCCAGCTTCGGCGCCACTGGTGCCAAGAATGGCGGAACGCTGAACATCCGCTTGCCGAACCGCTACAGCGTCACCACGGGCCGCACTGCGACCACGGGCGGTGACAACACCACGGAACTGAGTACCGCGCTGGTGGTGGCAACGCAGAAGCACGTCAGCATGGGTTTCTTCTCTTCGGAGTTGACCCTCTCGCTGGATGACTTCTCGGCTCGCTACCTCAAGCCCGCAATGTCGGTTCTGGCCTCGACCATCTCGTCGGATGTGTGTGTTGCGGCTCAGTCTGGCTTCACCAACTACGTTGGCACCCCCGGCACTACGCCCTCGTCGTTCCTGACCTACTCGCAAGCTGGCGAGCGTCTGGACTGGCAAA